ATATCTGAAAGGGAAACAGAATGTTTATCTGCAATATCTTGCAAACTTTTCTTATCAGTTAATCCACCTTTTATTTTATCCGTCATTATATAAACCTTTATCCCTTTATTTATATTGTAGCATATTGTTAAGTGCTAGCCCCTACCCCGCAAATATAACCGTTCATATGGCAAGAAATATAATTTCCTGTTGCTCTTGAAGTTGCTTTAATTAAATATTTAGTGTTGGGCAATAAAATTAATTCGTTTTCAGACCTTAATTCGCCTACAGCATCACTACCAGAGCCAGTTCTAACATTTCTAACAATAGGGCAATTAGTTACTACTGGTGTAGTTGGGTCTTTATAGAATTTAAATGTTATTGGAGTTGTGGTCGCTCTATTGCGATTATACATTGGCACTTCTGTGCCATTTGTTGCAACTGTTGCTCCCTCGTACACTTGTAGTTCAAATTCGCCAGTACAAACAAATTTAGGAAACGAATGCAAGTAATTAGTTTCGTTAGGTGTTACAAGTAACCAATACTTAATATCATTAGAGCCCAAATTCCCACTTATATCATCCGCAAATATGTAAGCACCTTCATGGATTTCATGGTGTGGGTGGTCTATTGTTACCGCCGCACCACATAAATCTAGCTGTATGCCACTAACCAAATTGACGTCGAAAGGTTCTGGAATTGTTATTGGCAAGGTTGTATTTGTTACATTTACTTTGACTGTTACATCTTTCAAACTATCCTCAATAATAGTATCTAAAACTTTGTATTGATTGGCTAATTCACCTCTGCCGCTATCTGTAGAAGAAACCTCGTTAATAACATCCTGCATATCTTGAGGTACTGACTTAGTCATAATTATTGCCCCCCTTTTTTGTAAATTATAGCCTATTGCAATTATAGCATATTGTCAACAATAGCTAACATTTGACATCTGCATTGATAGTCAAAACCTGCGTGTTTTCTATCCCCCTTATCATTAACGATTGGGGGATTATCCCATGTTATTATTTGACCGTCTAAGTCTTTATGGAATTTTCTCACTCTGTCGTCATGGCTTGTTGACCATTTATAGTGGGTTACTCCTGCTTCTTTGTATGTAATCATTTTAAAAGTAGCTGCAAATAAGCCAGTTTCGTTTCTTGCCAAAAATCTTGCCTTATTCTCAGTTACTCCAAACTCAGCAATAATAGCTTTAACTAGCGGTTTATTGTCATACAAGCCGACCAATAGATTATGTTCAACCATTTCTCTTAATTTATTTGTTTGTTTTTCGGTAAAATTCTTAACAGATATACTTACATCTTCAAAATATTGGGCTTTTAAAGCTTCTCTTTGTTCTTCAGTTATAACTGGCACTATTGCAATAGCGTCTTTTAGGCTTAAATATGCCTGATCATCTAAATCCTCTAACATTGTGTCTAAAGGAACTTGCAATAATTTATTAAGCTCAGGCATGGCACTTTCAATGTTTAAAAAATTTAATGCTTCTAGTAATAATTTTTGTCTTGCTATTGCTATAATTGTAGCGTATGCAATAGCTTCTCGTATCTGTGCAGATAATAAGGTTTTTTCAATATTATATGTTTTGGTAACTTTATTAAACTTAGCCCCTAGTGATTCTAGTTCTTTGCTAATTTTTGCATCAAATTGACCAATAAATTTACCATTAATATATTGGATTTGTCCGCTTCGTATAGCTTCAATTAGTGTTGGGCTTGCAGCGTTGTAGTATTCCTCAATAGGCTCTATAAATGTATAAATAGGGGCGTAAAAGTAAGTAGTTAAAAAGTCCATTATAATAACTTCTATTGCCTTTGAATATTCGTGTTTATCTAAAATTGGTTTTAATGTTTTCACCGTAACACCTACTTTTTATCTTTAGTTTTTGCCTGCGGTGCTTGTGGCTTTTCACTTGCCATCTTATCCTTAATTCTTGCCATAATGCCTTTTTTATCTATTTTAATATCAATCGGCAATAAGTTAGCTTTATTACAAGCATCAATAAATTGTTCTTCAGATAATAAACCTTGACCGTAAGCACCCATAACACGAGCAAATTGCTTGTCCTTTACAGTTTCCTCTTGTTCTGCCGACAGTATGCGTAACGGCGGATAAACTAAATCTATATCTTCGGGAATAAATCCTAGTTTAACTTGGCATGCAATTTTGTAAAGCATTATTAAGCTAGCACGGCTCTTGATTCTTATCTCAGATTCAAGCATGCTATTATAATTTTCAATATCATCTTCACCGCTGTTAAATCCTGCTGCACTTACGCCCCAAAGTTTAGTAATAGGCATTTTAAGGTCTGCTGCTATTGCCATTCTATTTTGCTCATGCATATCAGATAAGCCTGCAAAGGTCATTGTCTTTTGGTCAAACTCATCTTCTTTGTCCATAACAAGGGCGTTGAGATAGCTTTTAAGCTGGTTTACCAACTGTACTTGTTTAGTTATATTAGCAGTTCCCTCTGCAGTCATTAGAGCTTCGGTAAATCCATTAATTTTAAATACATCTACCTTAGCCTCATCCAAAAGCTCAAATATAACATCTTGATTTTTTAGAAAACTATTTAGTGAACGCAATAGACGCTCAACCTCAGACATGCCCCAGCCTTGTAGCTGTAATTTAAGTATACTAGGTGCTTCTTTGCCTTTGAATTGTAGCACTCTTGACTTGTGTACTTGCTGCCCATAAATATTGTATGGTGTATCTGTAAGAGGTTTAGACAAGTTCATGTTCTCAACGCCAATAGCCCCGCTAACCTGATAGCATAATTCCCATCTATCAAGTGCATAAAGCTCAATAAGGCTATCTTGATTTAATCTGTCTATCCTAAGTTCTGATGTAGGATTTTGAGGTGTGTTGATAAATAAGCCTGAACCGCCGTAAAGCCTTTTCCATTTTTCAGCTTGCTTAAATGTTTCAAACCAGCCTTTTTCTTGGATAAACTGTTTAACAGCTTCAATATCTTCTTGTTTTAGTTGTTCTGATACAATATCAGGCAATTTATTTAATGCGTCATCAACTGGTTGATCTATCAAAGTTTGACAAATACCTATTTCAACATATAAATAACTGAGTAACATGCGATTTTGTGTAATCATATATCTGCGTAAATTAGCGTCGATAGTATCTGATTGAGATATTTGATTTTGTTGAGTTTGCACACCAAGAGCCAGCTCGGTGAGGCTGTTTAGGCGTTCACGTGGTTGCATTGTTGGTAATGCTTGTATTTTGTTTTTATTATTCTTTTTACTCATAATTTTATTTTAACACACTTTCAAATAGCATCGTAAATAGACCGTTTTTTGCTCACGTATTGAATGGACATAGTTATATTATCGACAATATCGTCATGAGTTCCTGAACCGTCCCGTGAAAACAATTCACATTCATTGATTAAGGCAGGATTAAAACTATATTCTTTACTGTTCGGCAAATACATATAACCATTTGACAAAAACGGAGTGCTGTCATCTACACGGCTTACTTTGTCTTTATCTACTTGTAGGGCGTGGATGGGCGTTAAGCAAGTTCTACGCAGTGTTTGGATTAATCCTGTTCCGCTTGCTTTATCTTCCAGTATTATTTCAGATAAACGCTTTTTATATTTCTGCCACTTTTTAATTAATGATTCGCAGTGTATTAAAAGCTCAGGTGCTTCCCATTTACCTCTAACCATATCCAACAAATAAAGCTCTTGACCATTTTGTCCCCAAACACAAAAGACGCTAAAATCGTTATGCTCTTTAGTTTTTTGTGCTGTATCCCCAGTCATAAACACACGTTTAAAATCAGGGGTTTCAGTATAATATTTAAACCACTCCGATTTAATCATAGAGCCACCTTGGTTTATAGGCTCTTGTTGATATTGAGCTTGAAACATATAAGCATTTGCTTGTAGTTCTTTTATCCGTTCGGGCGTATATTGTTTCGGTATTGTGCATGTGCCATCGGTGTTTATTAATGGTCTTTTTAATGTTTTAAATCCGTATTTTTCAATTAAAAAGCCTGATAAATCCTCTAAGTGCAATCTTTGCTGGATGTTTATAATAGCCGCACTACTATTATTTAATCTTGATAACAATGTTTCTTCAAAATATTTTAAAACTTTGTTTCTCATTAGCTGAGAATAAATGTCAGCTGGCTTATTCGCATCATCGATAAATAAAGCCCCTGAAAAGTCTTTCGCCCCTCTGATACTTGCTCCAAAACCTGTAATAGTTGAACCGATAGAAGCAAATAATATAATGCCCCCTTGTGCAGTAACTATTTTTTTTGAAGTATAAATGTTTTTATTTTCACTCTTTTGTAGATATTCCCGCCAAAAATCATCAATCGGATTGCATTCTTCTGTTTGTAAGCTCATTCTATTACTGTACATTGCTTTATATATAGGATGCTCAAGGATTATAGCCAACTCCCGAGCGATGTCATGCAATAACATTTGTGAGAAAGACGTGTAAATAAAATTACATTTAGGATTTTTAGTTAAACAATAAGCAATAAACCATTTTGCCATGGTGGTTTTTCCCGACCGAGGCGGGACGTTTATGTTTATTCTATTTTGTATCTGAGAATAAATATCATCAAAAAAAGCAAAAAGACCTTTATGAATTTCTTCCATAATAAAATCTTTTTGCTCTACAACGCGAAACATATATCGAAACCAAGTCTCAAATCCTTGTTCAATTAGATATTGCCCTAAATATTCTTCATCAACTTCAATACCGTTAAGTATCACCCTTTAAAGCCTTTTTAATATGATCCGCTACTGCTTTTTGTTGCTTAGCTGTAATATAAACTTTTTGAACTAAATCAGATCCGTTAGCCCCTGTGAGTTCTGTTTGTGTTTTATCAGACCATCCCATATTTTTTAATGCAAATATAGCACCGGTACATTGTCCATTATAAAGCATATTCTCGTATTCCCGCTCTATGAAAGTTCTTGCCCTTTTTATTGAG